TGAAATGAGTGTAAGAGAGAACATTGCAAACAACTTAGTAGCAACACTTCAGGCGGTTAAAACGCCAGTAGATATTAAGTATGTCACTCGTGAACCGTTTGATTTCACTAAGTTATCAAGCGCACAATTCCCTGCTATCCTTGTTCGAAGTGCAGGTGAAGATAGGGCAGACAGTAGCATAGGCGGGTCAGTTACTCAGCGTATGGCTACTATAAATTATGAGCTTATCTGTTATGTGAAAGGGTCTGTTATTGACTCTGCTAGAAACAACATAATAGAGGCTATAGAAGAGGGTCTTGATGTAGATCGTTTGCGTGGTGGTTATGCACTAGATACGCAGATCACTTTAGTCGAGATCGATGAAGGTTCTATTGATCCCGTTGGTGGGGTCATTATTACAGTTCGCGTTTTGTATCAGTACACTCGCGGCACAACTTAACTTTAATTAGAGGTAATTATCATGGCGACTAAAACAGGCGCATCAGGTGTAGTAAAAATCGCAGCATCAGGCGGCTCTGTGGCCGTTGTGGGTGAGGTACGTTCTTTCACGTTTGATGGTTCAGCAGATACCATTGAAGATAGTGTAATGGGTGATACCGCACGATCTTACAAAGAAGGTCTAAAGACCAATACAGTATCTATCGAGTGCTACTGGGATGAAGCTGATGCACAGCAGCTTGTTCTCGATGAGCGTGCTTCGGTAGACTTTGAAATCTATCCTACAGGTACTGGCACTGGCGAGACTTACTTCTCTGGTGGCGGTATTGTGACTTCACGTTCTATTACTGGTTCTTTTGATGGCATGGTAGAAGCCAGCTTCTCCATCCAGTGCAGCGGAGCAGTAACTGAAGCAACAGCATAAGGGGATTAAACCATGGGATTAGCTAAAGAGTTACGCAGTAGAAGGAAAGTTCAGGCACGAGAAGTGCAGGTGCCAGAATGGGGTGACGAATCTGGAGCATTTAAGTTGTATTGCAGAAGCATTACCTGCTATGACTTAGACCAGTTGCAGAAGAAGCACCCTAACTTTCTTCAAAACACCACTATCGGTGCAATGGTAGATTTGATTTGCATGAAGGCAGAGGATGAGGGCGGTACTAAGCTCTTTAGCTCTGCTGAGGATCGCATTGACCTGATGGGTGAGGAGACAAGTGTTATCTCTGAAATTGCCAATCAGATGTTTGCAGAGATTGAGACATCTGAGGCACTTGAGGGAAACTAAAAAGCGATCAGTCGAGGATGAACCTGCTTTCCTTGGCTGACCGCCTCCACCTCACAATAGAAGAAGCAGAAAATATGCCGCTTAACCATTTTCACGAATGGATGGCCTATTTCAAAATACAGAGCGAATCTAATGGCTGAAAATGTAAACATTATAATCAAGGCTTTTGATAAGACCGAAGCAGCATTCGCAAGCATTCGCAATGGTTTTTCAAAGATAGGTAAAGCCGCAGACAAAGTTAAAAAACGATTCCCTACAATTACAAAAGCTATTAGCGGTTTAGCGACGGTTGCTAAAAAAGCCTTCCAAGCTGCGGTTGTGGTTATAACTGCTGCCGCAACTGCAATGACTGCACTGACAGTCTCATCTCTTAGATCAGGCGACCAATTAGCAAAGACAGCAGACAAGATAGGTATAACTACAGAGGCTTTAGCTGGGTTGCGTCATGCAGCAGAGATTACAGGCGTTTCTGCTGGCACTATGGATATGGCAATGCAACGCCTTACCCGAAGAGTTAGTGAGGCTGCTAACGGCACAGGAGAGGCTGTAGGGGCATTGCATGAGCTTGGCATTAATGCGTCTGAGCTAGAGCAGCTACCTTTAGACCAGCAGATGAATGTGATTGCTGATTCTATGGCTAAAGTAAAAAGCCAGTCAGATAAAGTTCGCCTTGCTATGAAGCTGTTTGATTCTGAAGGTGTTGCCCTTGTTAATACGTTAGCAGGCGGTTCTGAGGGTCTGGCTAGAATGGCAGAAGAGGCCAATATACTTGGTCTGGCTATGAGCCGAGCAGACACTGCACAGATTGAAGCGGCTAATGATTCTATAACTAGGGCTAAAGGCGTATTCACTGGTCTAGGTAATCAGTTAGCCGTTGCTTTTGCTCCGATCATTGAAACAGTAGCCAACCTCTTTAGGCAGTCTGCTGTAGACTCTGCTGGGTTTGGTAATATTGGCCAACGTGTAGCAGATGCTTTGGTTACTGCTTTTGCTAAGGTTCAGGGTGCGCTGCACTCTATGTCTATATTTGCCAAGCAAACTAAATTAGTATTTTACCAACTGGCCGTCTTTATTGGTAAAGAGCTAGTAATGGCATTTCGTCCGTTTATAGGCTTATATGATGCTATTGCTGAAAAGCTAGGCAAGCCAATAATCGGTGATGGAATAACTGCCTTTTTTGACGATGCTAATGCAGGCATCCAGGAACTCAAAACCGAAATAGAAATAATGCGAACGATGAATCCTGCTGAGGGGATTCTTGCCGCATACGAAGAGATAAAACTAGCCTCCCGTGAAACCGCAGAGGTTGTAGCCGCTAACTCTCCCGCAGCAGTATTAGCCGCTGAAGGTGAAAAGGCTGTAAAGCAAGAAACTTTTCAGGATAAGGTAAAGCGCAAAGCTGCTATTGACTTAGCTAAGTTCGAAGCCCTGACAGCTACCGAAAAGACACAGCAAGTAGTGGGTGAGCTTGGCAAACAATTTGCCGCATCTTCAGCCCACAGCAAAAAGCTATTTGCGGTTAATAAAGCCTTCCAGATTGGGCAGGCGATAATGAACACTTATTCTGGAGCCTCTAAAGCCCTGAGTGCTTACCCACCACCTGTCAACTTTATGATGGCTGCTGGCGTAGTAACTGCTGGTCTGGCTCAGGTTGCACAGATTAGATCGCAATCTTTTGATGGAGGCGGTTTTACTGGCAGCGGCTCAAGGGCTGGCGGTGTTGACGGCAAGGGTGGTTTTCCTGCTATTCTGCACCCTAACGAAACCGTGATTGATCACACCAAGGGGCAGGGCGTTGCACCTGCTGTCAATATTACTATTCAGGCGAATGACACTAAAGGGTTCGATCAACTGTTACAATCTCGCAGAGGCCAGATTATTGGCATGATTAATCAAGCGATGAATAACAAAGGAGCAGCGAGCCTAGTATGAGTGGAACTTATCCCAGCACCCCCGTATTTAACTCGGTCGGGTTTACCTCTAAGTCATACAACCTAATGAGCGAGAGCTTGTCTGGGCGCACTCAGGTACGCAATATTGGCGGGCAACGGTTTGAATTTAAGGCCACTTACCCGCCTTTGACTACCTCAGAATTTGCTCCAGTTTATTCTTTTATAATGGCACAAAATGGCATGGCTGAAACCTTCCAGATAGTGCTGCCAGAAATAAGCTCTAAGTCAGGCAATGCCACAGGCACTGTACAGACAGTTGGAGCAGATAGTATTGGTGAAACTTCTATTGTAATTGACGGATTGTCTGGCACCCTAAAGGCTGGAGATGTTATTAAGTTCGCTAACCATAATAAAGTTTATATGATAGTTTCTGATTTAACTGGATCAGGCACTCTTACTATTGAGCCTGCTCTTCGTGAAGCTACTGCAAATGACACTGCGATTACTTATGATAACGTACCATTTACTGTACGTTTAAATAACGATTTGCAGCAATATTCTGTAGGGCTGGCCTCACTCGTAAAATATGAAGTTGATTTTATTGAGGCAATCTAATGACCAGATCAATCAATGCAAGCACAGAGGCAGCTTTACAGGGTGACTCATTTAATTTTGCAACCCTAATCTATTTTGGTTTTTCTACTGCCATCAGGATAACTGATTGGGATAGAGACATATCTGCATTATCAAGCACATGGGCCAGCAGTGCTAACTTTCTTAGCTTTGGCTCTTCATCTGAATCCGCAGAGTTAGCCGTTAATGGTATAGATATAACCCTTAGCTCTGTCGAACAAAGTTATGTCAGCATATTCCTCACGCAAAATTATGTTGACGTTCCTGTTAAGCTATATAGGGCTGTGCTTGATAGTAGTGATGCTGTTGTTGGAAGCCCGATATTAGTGTTCGATGGTTTTATTACAGGGTTCTCAATTGAAGATGATGAAAGCTCTAGCGAGATTAGCGTGACCACAGCTTCTCATTGGGCTGACTTCGAAAAGTTAAATGGCAGAAAAACTAACCACAACTCTCAAGCGTTACACTTTCCTAATGATGAAGGATTTGAGTTTGCCGCAAATACAATTAAAGACTTGAAATGGGGTAAAAAGTAGATGGCATTTTGGGTTGTCGCAGCACTGTTTGCAGTATCTGCTGGGATTAGTTACTCCAGCATTCAATCAGCTAAAAAGCAGGCTAAGAAACAAGCTGATGCTATGGCTGGTGTGCTTGTTAACAAAGAATCAAACATTGAGCCTTTGCCTGTAATTTATGGCACTAGGCGGGTCGGTGGTGTCAGGGTATTTGTTTCTACTAGAGATGCTAGTGGTGGCGATCCAAATGAATACTTATATATTGCTTTGACATTATGTGAGGGTGAAGTCGATGCTATTACAAATATATTTTTAGATGATAAGCCTATTACCGACAGTCAATATACGGGTCTATATACTGTTAACGTCCATACTGGTGCTGATAATCAAACTTATGACTCACTTTTAGCAGAGGCTAGTGGCTGGACTACAGCACATAAACTAAGCGGTGTTGCTTACCTTGGAATAAGGCTTAAATGGGATCAAGACGCTTTTAGCGGCATACCTGAAATAACTGCTTTAGTGCGTGGCAAGAAAGTCTACGACCCTAGAAGTCCTAGTGCGGCTAATGCGTATAGTGATAACCCTGCTTTATGTATTCGTGATTACCTTACTAATGCGCGATACGGCAAGGGGTTGCCATCATCAGCGATTGATGACACTGCATTTGCAGCAGCAGCTACTGACTGCGACGAGAGTGTGACTTTTTATTCTGGCGGCCCATCAGGACAAAAGATATTCCAGACGCACGCTGTTTTGCAGACCGATGAAACTTTATTTTCTAACATCAAAACAATGCTGCAAGGATGCCGTGGGTTCCTTCCTTATACTCAGGGTGAATATGGGTTAAAAATAGACAAGTCTGGGTCTAGTGTTTTTGCATTTGACACAGACACAATAATTGGTGGCATTTCGATCAAGGGTGAGGAAAAGAAAGACAAATTCAACAGGATGATTGTCAAGTTCCCTAACGCTGAACTTGATTACCAGCCAGACCAAGCAGTATGGCCTGATGCTGGCTCTACAGAAGAAACTACCTTTTTAAATGAAGATGGTGGCACTCTTTTAGTTGAGAATATGGACTTAGAAACAGTGACCAGTTTCTATGTTGCTAGGGACTTAGCAAGAGTGATGCTCAGAAGATCGAGAAGTGCAACAAGGGCATCTTTTACTGCAACAAGTGAATCGATTAAATTAAGTGTTGGAGATATTGTCACTGTTACCCATCCGACTCCAGCTTGGGTCGGAAAACCTTTTCAGGTTGAGGAAATCACTTTAAATTACAATGGCACCTGCACTGTCAACGTCATCGAGTATGATGGTTCGATTTATACTTATGATACCTCTGCTCAAGAGATAGTGTACCCCGCTCCAGACTTGCCTGATCCGTTTAGTGTTGTGCCTCCCACTGGCTTACAGGCTAACGCTGAGACCAGTGTTGCTCTGGACGGAACCATCGTTACCTCTATGGTTGTTTCGTGGACAGCAAGTACTGACTCATTCGTGGATCAGTATGATGTTCAGTGGTCTACAGATAACAGCACATTTCAGTCTGTAGTGACTGACGATACGTTATATAGAATCTCTCCAGTTGAGGCTGGTGCGACCTACTACACCAGAGTTAGATCAATCAACTCGCTTGGCGTTAAGAGTGGGTTTGTATATGCCAACCAAGGCTCTGTCGGAGATACTACTGCCCCTGCTTTACCGACATCTATATCAGCGACCGCTGGTTATAAATCAATCAGCCTTGAGTGGACTAACCCATCGGACAAGGACTTTTCTAACGTAGAGGTTTATCGTGCCACATCTTCTGGTGGATCATTCTCTGAGGTCGCCACTGTAGGTGGTGGTTTTGGCGCTAATGCTGAGTTCTTGAATGGCGGCTTGGCTGATGCAACCACTTTCTACTACAAGTTTAAGTCTGTTGATTACAGTGGAAATAAGTCTGCGTTTACCGCTGAGGTTTCAGCTACTACTAATGCAGCTGCTATTGATGGTACTGACGGCAAGTCTACCTTTACGGCTCCGATCTTTAAGAGAGCTACTAGCGCACCTTCTGCTCCAACAGGCGGCACGTTTAACTTTGGAACTAACGTATTAACAGCGCCTAGCGGTTGGTCGGTAACTATACCTTCTGGAACTGATCCTATCTACGAGGCTACATTCCAATTCTCTATATCTGGTGATACGGGTACGGTCACCGCAGGAACTTGGTCAACACCCGTAGTTATTGCGGAAAACGGAACTGACGGAGCTGATGGCGCTAACGGCGCTGACGGCACTGACGGCACTGACGGTGCTAATGGTCTAAGTACCTTTACGTTTGCTGTTCACAAAAGAGCGTCTAGCACTCCTAGCTCACCTTCTGGCGGCTCTTATAACTTCACTACTAATACGATTACTGCCCCATCTGGCTGGTCTGAGGAGATACCAAGCGGAACTGATCCTGTTTATATATCGATAACCAAAGCGCAAATAAGCGGGCCAACAGGTACTGACTCTAGTTTATCTTGGACTACGCCTGTTCTGTTCGTAGAGAACGGAGCTGACGGCACTGACGGAGCTGATGGCGCTAACGGCACTAACGGCACTAACGGCGAGGACGGCCCTAGAAATGCTGCTGGTTATGTTTACTATTCCTTGTCATCTGCTAATGCACCGTCAAGCCCGTCTGCAACGTCCTACAACTTTAGCACTGGAGCATTTGGTGGCCTTACTAGCAACTGGTCGAGAACACCGCCAACTAATACTGGTGGTGACGCTAAGTATTGGGCTACCAGTTATTATGTTACAGAAGCTACGTTTGGCGGGACACAGACTCTTACGTTTGGTACGCCTTTTGCCAGCTTCCAGTTCGATGGCTTGGTTACATTTACTAATCTAAACAGTGAGCTTGCTGATGCATCTAGCACTGAGATCACTACTATCAATGGCGGCCTGCTAAAGACAGGTACTATTGATGTTAGTCAGGTAAATATTGCAGGAACTGCAAGCGCGGGAATTAGCATTAAGTCTGCTGCAAGCGGGTCAAGGATGGAGATAGAGTCAGACGTTATAAAGATTTACGAAGGATCAACGCTGCGCGTTCAACTTGGTGATTTGTCCTAATGGCTTATGGTTTAAAGGTATATGACGCAAGCTCTAATATCAGGCTAGATACAACTGATAGAGAGTTTCGCTATGTGGCTTTTTATACTGGGTCAGTATCGGCTAGTTCATCGACTAACGTATCTGTATCTGGGCTAACTAATGATGGCACTTGGGGGCTTAATGAAACTCAGGGAAGCAATCTATTTTTAGAGCTTAGTATCGGCACTAATCAGTTCACCGTGACTAATACTGACAGCACAAATGCTGGCACATATAACGTGCAGGTGTTTAGGATATGAGCTACGGCATCTTGGTTAAAAACCAATCAGGCTTCACGCAGATTGACGCAACCTACGACAACATATCGTCGTTTGCTAGTGGCTCGGTGACTAGAAGTTATGTAAACTCAGCGGGATCGCAGACTCTTAACAAGGTTTCTTTTCCTGCTAATACGCCAACTGATTATTTGATATTTGCCAAGCCGACTGCGCAAACATTTACTAGGCAGATAACATTAGCAGTATATTCGGATGGGTTTGCTTTCTTTGCCCCTTGGCAGGCTAGTTCTAGCTTTAGCATTGATTACTTTATCGGTGTTCGATCAAGAGACATGCCGACTAATAGCTCGCCAGATCACGGCTTAAATGTTTACAAGGCTAATGGGGAGCAGGCATACAGCTCTAATAACTCTAATCTCAGGGTTTCTGCTGTATCGTTTGATGACCTATCGTCAACGTCAACTACTCCAACATCTTTTACTGTTGGGTCGATGAGCGGAATTTATACGCTGATGAGCGGTAAAAATCAGGTTGGTAGAAGTCCTCAGGGCTATCCTAACTTCTCAATAATATACTCTTTCTTTCAGGAGTTTGACTTCACTGCAAAGACAATAGCTGGAAAAATAACGCCAGTCACTAATGCAGCGCCAAGTCTAAGTGGTTCATTTGGCGGGGGCTTCAAGACAAATCTAATTGGAATACTGACATGATAAAAGTAGCGATGGTTAAGTCAGACGGTGAGGTCGCATATACTATAAGCCCTGCTGTTGATGATATGTATGTTGATGGACAGTCATACAATGGCTGCGTAGCTAGGCATATTAGTCATGAGTCTAATGATCAGGACGTTATCAATACTTGGTATTGGAGCGATGGCTGGCAGACAAGGGATTCTCGGCCTTCCGTATACCATGAGTGGATAGATTCAGCGTGGGCGTTTAGTGTTGCATTGTTTTGGGGCGATGTAAGAGGCAGCCGAGACATTAAGCTGTTTTCTTGCGATTGGACGCAAATGCCAGATGCCCAGCTTACAGATGCAAAGAAGGCAGAATGGGCGACCTACAGGCAAGCCCTGCGAGACATACCAGAAACGCACTCTGAAGCTACGTCTTTAGATGATATACTATGGCCAACTGAGCCGAGGTAATAGAATGATTTATCAATTAGTACAGGGCGACCAAGCGCCACAGATACAGGCCAAGCTGACTAGGCAAGATGACGGCACTTCAATCAACTTTTCTGGTGGCTCTTGCCTTTTAAAGTTCAGGGAAAAGGGTGGAACCAGTGTTTTATTTTCGCTATCTGCCGCTGATGTTGGGGGCAACTTCGCAGACGGTATTGCTGTATTCGCGTTCTCTGGGACACAGCTAGAGCTTGACGAGGGATATTACGAGGGCGAGATCGAGGTCACTTACGCAAGCGGCGCGGTAGAAACTATCTTTGAGATATTAGACTTCTACATCAGGGCCGACTTCTAGTGATTGATGCAGTCATAGCGTTTAAGAAAGCCATTGCTGAACTTGGCTTTAAAAAGGCTATGGCTGATATCGTCTTTAAAAAGGCTGTTGCTGGAATTGTATTTAAGAAAGCCGAGGCCAGCATTGCGTTTAAGAAAGCAGTTGCCAGACTAAGACTAGGCGAGTTCTTGATATTTAGATTCTTTTTTGACTCTGCAAGCGCCAGTGACTCAGAAGAAAAAGATGTAGTTAAGTCTGTATCTGACATTCAGGGAATGAATGATCAAACGCTTTTTGATTTATCTAAAGTAGAAGCAGATCAATTCAGCGCTACAGACAGCATAGCTTTTGGGTCAACGAAGCCCTTTAGTGATGCAGGGTCAATGTCAGATCAGATTGACAAACTTGGTATTGGTAAGCTGCTTTTTGATGCAACCGGCGTTACCGAAAGCATCAGCATAGAGACTGGATTTAATCGAAACCTCGCGGATGCGTTTTCTGCGGGAGAGTCTATACAGCTACAGACATTAAAGGCATTTGCAGACAGTTCTGCATTTACTGACTCTGCGGACATGTCGCTTGCTAAGGGTCTAGCTGATAATTCAGGCGTTGCAGATAGCGCAACACTTGATCCCGGTAAGACTATATCTGATTCGTCACTGGCTACTGAAGATCAAACTATGGACTTTCATAAGTTGATAACAGAGGCTGCTGGCGTTACTGACGACTTAGATGGCGAAGCATCAGCAGATGATGATCAGGAGATGACATATACCAAAGTCACTTCCGATCTGGCTGCTGTTGTTGACTCCATTACTCATTCCATGATTAGCGGTTTGAGTGATACAATAGGGGCATCAGATTCTGGTTCTTTACGGGGGCAGAATTATTGCTCATTTGATTATTTCGCCGAAGATTACGTCGGCTACACTCAATCCTTTTAACAGGTGACTTATGATAAACGAAAACTTAAAGCTGCGCGGTGATGTTGCGATAGTTTTGAAAGATAAGGACGGCAAGGTCAAAGAAAGCCGTGATATTAACAACCTAGTAGTAAGCTCAGGTCTGACCTACATCTGCTCTCGCATGGCTGATGCTTCTGCTGGTGTGATGTCTCACATGGCACTGGGTAGCGGTACTACTGCTGCTGCGGCTGGTGATACTGATCTGGAGTCGATTCTAGGCTCTAGGGAAGCGTTAGACAGCACTACTGCCTCTAGC